TGGTTCTGTCTTTGGTGTTGAATATGATAGGACTGCTTTCTGCTTGATAGTTACCCATGCCACTGTCAGCAAGAAACCAAGGATCACCCATTATCTTTAATCTGCATCTTACCAAATCCACATTTGAATTAATCAATGCTTGATGAAACTCTCTTGCTATAATGTCTTTGGTACTTGCATCTGTACCACGCATACCAGAGGTTATTACTTGTATGTCACTGTCCTGCAAATTCTTGACAGGATAAACTCTTTCTTCTTCCTTCTTACCTTCTTTTTGGGTAATGTTTTGTTCATCAGCATTATTATTACTTGTTGCTGAATCGCCCTTGTCTTGTTGTTGTGCTGTGTCCTTACCTTTGGTAAGTGGAGCATTTGTTAAAAATCTTGTGTTGTATCTAATGTCAAACTCTAAGACATCTTTGTTTCTTCCTGTGTACAGATAGTTGTAAATCTTGGAAAGTTTTCTGTATATTTCCTTTGTTCCTTTTGACGGATCTGTTGGTGCTTGCCAAATTGAACTGTGTACTTTGAAAGGAATAACTTGGAAAACATATATGCGTGGCATTCTTCCTTTTTTTACCGCTGTGTCTTTGACAGGAACAAAATACATCTTTGTTTGTATTGTAAACCAATCCCTGAATCCTTCTGGATCAGTTGCTTTATCTGTAATGCTTTTAGCCCATTCACTGGCCACAACCATCTCTTCGATTATTTGATTCAGTTTTGTTCCTTTTTCAAACTTGAATGCTCTCTTGTCCTGTGGAATGCTGATTGCTCCTTGTTCAAATACATTTTTTTCTTTGTCATAACTTGCATAGTAGTTTCCAGGACGTATGCCACCCTTGCCTAGCTTGTCTGTCAATAATTTTCCTTGTCCAATTTGATTTATGTTTTCTTGCTTTAAAGAGTTGGCTTTGAGTGCATCTGAGGTTTTTGATCTTTTCACAGCAAATCCTGTGACGTTTTTTACCCAAGTCTCATAATCAACCTGTCTTACACTTGTGGTTTCTCCATATCTTGAAGCATATTCTTTTTCAGGATCATAAGTTGCAGATGTTTCTGAATCTCCCTGCTGTTCACCTTTGAACTTGCGACTTGAAAGATCTTTTGATTTTGGAAATAATATGATGTATTCATCAGAGAAAGTTGTTTCTTCTTTTGTTTCTCTATCTAGTAATGCACTATTAATAACTCTTGTTAAACTTTGTGATCCACTTTGTAATGCTTCTTCTACAGTTCCACCTATGATAGTAATATCTTGTTTGATTGTTTGCACACTATCAGCATTGGTTCCCATTGATGTTGATATGGCTGGTATTTCATATACACAACCTCCTTGATCAACAGTCATGTTTGACTGACTTAAAAGGATAGGAAAGAATCTTTTTCCAGCCCTTTCTGTTTTATCATTGTCAGTGTGTCCAATAAATTCACACATCAAACAAAATGGTGATCCAATGTAAGTTTCATACCCTGCCTGCATGGCCCCTATCTGTAACAGTTCTAAAAACTGTCCCATGCTGTAAGGTTCTTTGACAGTAAAATTAAAATTATGCACAGGAGGCATTCTGGTTGGACCACTTGATCCTATTATAGATTTGATGCTTACATTTTCAATGTAGTATTCAACTTTGCCGCCTGCTCTTTCTAATCTTGTTTTAGGACGTCTTTCACTTTGATAATTTCCTATTCCACCTGCACCTTTGATTAAAACAGTTTGTGGTTCACTAGTCATGTATGTGTTGTCTGGATCTGCCATTTCTTCTGGTGTAAGACAAAACATTGACCATACTGTGTTGAAAGATCTATATTTGTGTAAAACGTTTTCAATTAAATGTATTGAATCAACTTTGTGATCACGCATTTTTCTAAAACTAGCGTCATAGTCTATGTCATCAAGTACAACTTCTTCTGTGTTTTGCTTGGCAATTACTTTGTTATTTGTTGTAGTTGCTCCTGTGTAAGAACTTGTGGTACCGTCAGCAATTGAATCAACATCTATTGTTGCTGAACCACCTAGTTCTTCTGTTTGGAATATTTCATTTTTTACAACTGCAAGAGATTCGTCCATGACACTTCCAATGGACTGTCCACTTTGTAATTTTTTTTCTATTTCGCTTTCTAGTTTGCCAGCTCTCTCTAGGTCAACTGTTATCCTATTAGGAATTGCCATAACCTATACTCCTAGTACTGTCTTTAACGCGGCCCCTTTTGGAACGTAAATCTTGGATCCGGATTTGAAATCATATATAGGATCTTCCATTGTGTCCATGTTACGTTGACAAAACACCCACCATAGATTTGGATTGTTGTAGATGTCATAAGCAAACAAATCTGGTCTTTGGTGATACTGTGGTTCTATCTGATAAACAACATCATCACTTGAAGCTGGAATAGGTCTAACCTTAAAATGATTTAGATAAGCATTAGTGTCATTATAATTTGTGTCGGCGTAAGGACTTGATTCTTTGTAATTTGGCATTAGATGAATCCTTTACCATCGGCAATGTATCCACCGTTGACATATTTGTTTAAGCTGAACTGTGCAATCTCGCTTCTTGAGTAGACTGGTTGTACAGTTACAGTAATTAATGATTGTGTAGGTGCCCAACCTGTCATAGTCTTTCCATCTGCATAAATTTCTGTTTGACCATACTGAGGTGAACCAACTGACCGTCTTTTTTCCTGACCTGTTGAAAATCCTGTTGCTATGTAGTCAACGTCTTGCGGCAAGTCAGTTGTAAACTGTGTTACGATGACAGGAACATTATTGAAAATATGATCACCATATCCGTTTAGTTTTGCGATAGGCGGAGGTGCACCAATTGTGTCAGCTTCTCCTCCAAAGAACATCTTTGACATACTTCTTAAGTAATGTAAAGCCGCCACCCAATATTGTGCTTCTATTCCATTCTGAACAAAAAAGTCACCAGTGATAACCAACTGATCCACTTGTGAGTTTTGATACGCATAATAAGGATAATTAGTATGTGTAGGGGCAATAGCATTGTAGTTTGCACTATGCGATACAATGATTGAAGGTGTGTATGGAAAAACTAAACCGCCAGTGTGTCTTAAAGGTGACAACAAGGCAGAGGATTTAAAAGGTTCAATAGTGGGAATACTTAATTTTACTCTCCAGTCTTGTTCCGTTGATTTTTTAAAACCTGCTGGTGCAGATTCTTTCACACGTTTAACACCGCTTATTCCATCTACAGGAGCATTTTTACTGCGTATACTTTTTGCTAATTCACTGGGATTGAAAAAATCCTTGACTCCATTTACAAACGGATCTTTGCCGAAGTTGAAACCACTAGCTGTTGGATCAGATCCTTTAGTAGACCCACTCATATCAAATTCGTTTGCGTGGCGTTCAAAATCAGCTAAACCATCTGCACGAATAATATGGTCGTTTCTTATTTTTCCGTTTTTAAATGTAGTCATTTTGGCTAACTCCTTACATATATTTAGTTGACAAAGTTATGTGCGTAGTTTATAATAATATTTATTTACTTAAGACATCCCCGTCTATAACTCGGAATATTTGGAGAATACAATGAAGAGAGTGAACTATCTCAATAACAGAGATATACTGGCGGAGATACATAAGTCAAAGAACACGTTTTGCAGTTACACAGACGACGATTTTGCACGTTATGACATAATCCTGCCAAGTATAGACAAAATAAACATCAGAACCATAGCAGATGCCAAAAGAAACAAGGCAAAAAGGCTTGGTTTGCAGGAATATGAGCAAAGGAAAGAAGCAGGTGAACGTGTTAAGCAGGCTGATTGTGCCGTAGACTACAGAAAAATAGCAAAAACCGATGTTGTTTTCCGAATTATGACGTATGATCACATTCCAGAAGAAAAAGGTAGAAAGAAAAATCCAAAAAACATAGCTGATACAAAGACAAAATTGAACTTTCCACCATTCCAACACTTCAAATTTAATGACAAAGATGAATTGATATGTGTAGGCAAAAGCCATTGGGAAGGCGGAATGTCAAATGGTAGCTTCAATAAAAGCCACGGAATGGCAACCAACAAACTTGCATTGATGTGGATGAAACTATGTGAACGATATGCAACAAGAGGTAACGTTAGAGGTTACACATACAATGATGAAATGAAAGGACAAGCTATTCTCCAACTTACACAGATAGGTTTGCAGTTTGATGAATCAAAATCGAATAATCCTTTTGCATATTACACAGCGGCAGTAACGAATTCGTTTGTGAGAATCATTAATATTGAAAAACGTAATCAAAACATACGTGACGATATACTGGAAATGAATCACATGAATCCATCTTTCACTAGACAGAACCAAGGCACTTGGGAAAGACAAGTTAAAGAAGCAAACAAAACAACAGAAAAAGAATAAGGAAGTATTTGACAAATACACTTATTTCGTGTACACTATGATAATCGCGAGGAAATATTTTGTTTAAGAAAGCGGCAGTATTTACAGACATCCATTTTGGATTGAAGTCTAATTCAAAAGTTCACAATGATGACTGTGAAGAATTTATTGATTGGTATATAGAACAAGCCAAAGAAAACGGTTGCGAAACTGGTATCTTTTGTGGCGACTGGCATCACAACAGAAACAGTTTGAATATGCTGACCATGGACGCAACTATTAGAAGTCTTGAAAAGCTAGGCAAGGCATTTGAGAAGTTTTATTTCTTTCCTGGCAATCATGACTTATACTACAAAGACAAAAGAGATATCAACTCCATAGACTTTGCAAGACACATTGAAGGCATCACAATGGTAAATGAGATGATGACTGAAGGTGATGTAACACTTATTCCTTGGTTGGTTGGAGATGAATGGAAGAAGATTCCTAAAATAAAAAGCAAATACATCTTTGGACACTTTGAACTTCCTAACTTTTACATGAATGCAATGGTACAGATGCCAGACACTGGTGAATTACAAGCAGATCACTTCAAACATCAAGAATATGTGTTTAGTGGACACTTCCACAAACGTCAAGTCAAAGGTCCTGTGCATTACATTGGTAACGCATTGCCACACAATTACGCAGATGCGTGGGATGACGAACGTGGTATGATGATACTAGAACATGGTGGCGAACCGCAGTACATCAATTGGTGGAATTGTCCCAAGTATAGAACAATAAAATTATCAAGACTGCTTGATGAAAAAGAAACTATACTGAAATCTAAGATGTATCTAAGAGTTACACTTGATTTGCCTATTAGTTATGAAGAAGCAAACTTCATAAAAGAAACTTTTATCAATCAGTACAACTGTAGAGAGATAAGTTTAATACCAAACACACAAGAAGAAGAAATGAATTCAGATATCGACATTACAAAGTTTGAAAGTGTTGATGAAATAGTTGCAAAAGAGATTGAAGCAATTGAATCAGAACAATTTAACAAAGGTAAATTGTTGCAAATTTATAGAGACCTAAACAAAGATGATTAGAATACAAGATTTGACAGTTAAAAATTTTATGAGTGTTGGTAATACAACACAGGCAGTAGATTTCAACAAGCAACAGCTTACATTGGTGTTAGGTGAAAACTTAGATCAAGGTGGAGACGACAGTGGATCACGTAACGGTACAGGTAAAACAACAATTATTAATGCTTTAAGTTATGCACTATACGGACAAGCACTTACAAACATAAGACGTGATAATCTTGTAAACAAAACAAACAACAAAGGTATGTTGGTTACTCTTGCATTTACAAAAAATGGCAAAGATTACAGAATAGAAAGAGGACGTAAACCTAACACACTTAAATTTTACATAGATCAAAAAGAACAAGAACTTACAGATGAAAGCCAAGGTGATTCACGTAAAACACAAGGCGATATAAATGACTTGTTAGGTATGAGTCATGATATGTTCAAGCATATTGTGGCACTTAACACTTACACAGAGCCCTTTTTAGCACTAAAGCCCAACGATCAACGTGCTATAATAGAACAATTACTTGGTATTACTATTCTTTCTGAAAAAGCTGATCTATTAAGAGAGGCAACAAAAATAACAAGAGACAAACTTACAGAAGAAAATGCAAGAATACAAGCAATTACAAACAGTAATGATAAGATAAAAGAAAATATTGAAAGATTGCACAGCAGAAAAAAGGCTTGGATTGCACAAAACAAACAAGACAGAGATAAACTAGAAAAAGCAATACGTGAATTAGAGCAACTTGACATAGATAGTGAACTTGAAGATCATGAAAAACTAAAAACTTGGGAAGAAAACAGTAAACATCTTACTAATTTAAGAAAAGAACGTGCAACTGTTGAACGTGCATTAGAACAAGCTGATAATAATGTAAACAAACTTGGTAAACAACTTGATGAACTTGAAACTGCCAAATGTTATGCTTGTGGTCAAGACTTGCATGATGACAAACTTGAAGAAATGAAAGATAAACTGCAAAAAGATTATGGTGATGCACACGTTTATCAAACAAGCATGGCTGAAAAAATGCAAAAGGTTGAAAAACTTATTGAAGATATAGGAGAACTTGACAGTAAGCCAAACACATTTTATGAAACTGCCAAAGAAGCATATCAACACAGAAGCAACGTTGACAGTTTGAAACAAAGTTTAAAAGAAAAGACTGATGAACTTGATCCATACACAGAACAAATTGATGATTTAGAAAAAACTGCAATACAAGAAATAAACTGGGATGCCGTTAATGAATTAAATGACACAAAGGATCACCAAGACTTTTTATACAAGCTGTTGACAAACAAAGATTCTTTCATTAGGAAGAAGATCATTGATCAAAATCTAGCATATCTAAACAATAGACTTACACATTATTTGGATAGACTACAACTACCACACACAGTGGTATTTAAAAATGATCTAACTGTTGAAATCACACAACTAGGACAGGATCTAGACTTTGACAACTTGTCAAGAGGTGAAAGAAACAGACTGATACTAGGATTAAGTTGGGCATTCAGAGATGTGTGGGAAAGTTTGTATCAAAACATCAACCTGTTGTTTATTGATGAATTGGTTGATAGTGGTATGGATGCAAATGGTGTAGAAAATGCCATTGCTGTATTGAAGAAAATGGGCAGAGAACGTCAAAAAAACATTTATTTGATATCACACAAAGAAGAATTAGCAAGTCGTGTTACAAACGTGTTGAAAGTTATCAAAGAAAATGGATTTACATCATATGATAATGATGTAGAGGTAATGACATAATGGACGATACACACGACAAACTAACAAAAGCATATCTAGAATACTACAAGGCTAACGAAGCCTGGGAAATACGCAAGAGCGAACGTACTAAACGTTCTGCTAGAAAATGGTTAAGCGAGATACGTAGACTTGCTACTGACCGAAGAAAAGAAATAATAGACGACTACAAAGCCAAAAAAGAAGATCCAAATAAAGATTAAGTGTAAGTATCTTTATAATGCACTGGACATATCAAGGAAAAACCGTAGAAAACTTACCTGAAGACTGTGAGGCATTTGTGTACTTGATCACAAATACAACCAACGGTATGAAATATGTCGGTAAAAAACTAGCAAAATTCAGAAAGACACGCCCACCCCTCAAGGGTAAGATAAACAAACGTAGAAGCAAAGTTGAAAGTGACTGGCGTGACTACTGGGGATCATCAGATCATTTGCAATTAGACGTAGAAAAACTAGGCGAAGAAAAATTCACAAGAGAAATATTACATTATTGTCCAAGCAGAGGCGTAGCAAGTTATTTAGAGGCAAGAGAACAGTTTGAACGTAGAGTGTTAGAAACAGATGAATACTACAATGGCATAATAAACGTGAGAGTAGGCGGATCTAAATTATTAAAAGAAGCACTCAAGGCAAAATAAAATTCTATATAGCAACATTGTTTGGTCGGGATAGCTCGACTCACCTTGAGGTCATACTGATCTTATGACTGGAACTGGTGCGTTGCAAGGTTGATACTAACTTAGGTATTAAAAGATCGTGGCTCTGAGAAAAAGCAACCACAATGTTAACACACTTTGCTTAACTAGGGTGTGTTAATGTTCCGTAACTTATGCGAAGGCTGAAGTAGGGGGTTGACGGGTTACCGCCTCCATGCAGAAATGCAATCTTCTTAGTTAAGATGGTAAGCTCATCTTACATGATGGCATCATAGCTTTGCCCGGAGACGGGCGAAGTATGGCTCAACTATCTACATGATAGCAGTTGCTTCGCAACTTATTTCATATAATAAAATTGTTTGAGTGATAACGAAAACAAAGTTGAGCTTTAGCTCAACTACTAATGCAATTCCGGATCGCGTCCATAACGAAAAGCATCACTATCGTAGACAACAACAGGTTCCACTGCATATTCTTTGTGTGGATTGGCATCCTTTAACTGTTGTATAACAATATCCGCTTCGTGCATATCGCTACATTGGGTTAAGGGTTCCGAGTTGCCTTTCTCAAAAACATTATATCTCGTTTGAGGCATTACAATATTTACGGGGTGTAGTCGATGAATTATGTATAAATATAAAGTAACAGGAGAGTAAACCATGAAAATAACGCAAATAACAAGCACAGATGCAGTTAACGAAGCTCCTGGTGGTAGTGCATTAGGTAACATAGCACGTAAAGTAGGCGCAAAAGTGGCTGGCGCCGTGGGTGCCAAAGGCACCGCCGCTGGAATGACTGGAAAAGTTGACGCAAACAAACGTGCCAAAGAAATATTCACCCAATATCGTCAACATATGGGACAAATAGGTGGCAATCCTAAAGCACCAAAAATAACTGACCTACAGGACTTCATGCAAAAACAAGGTCTTTCTACCGCGAGACTAAAAGGATTGCAAGGACAGATTACTCCTAAACAGGTTGATGATATATTACAAAAAACTGCACAGGACACATTCAAAGGTGATCTTGGAAAATCATTGGCAGGAACAGATGCTGATGCTCCACAGACACTTGGACAAAAATACAGTGGCGGAGGTACTGCACCAGCAGGTGGTACTTCTCAAGCGCCGACTCCAGGAAAAGGTGGTGCAACTATTCCGGCAAACATACAAAAAGCTCTTGACGGACTGAACGCACAACAAAAAGCAGAACTAGTAAAATTATTGTAAGGAAGTTTAATGCAACTAGGTGAAGTTACATCTTATAATTTAAAATCAAAAACGATACTTGCGGAAGGTTGGCAAGATCTTAATGAAGCACAACGCATATACGTTGGCAAGTGGGAAAGAGATGTTTGGCCATTGGTCGAAAGCATCAATCATATATTTGAACAAACACTTGATGCAAAACAGATTGATGGGATCTTTACCAACGCAGAAAAAGTTGCCATTGACAGTGGTGACAACAAAACTGCATTAGGAAAAGCAGGACAAGTTGTAGGTGCTCAAGCCAAGAAACTTCAAGATCAGATTGATCAATTACTTAAGGCCGCACAGGATAGCGGACCAGTAAAAAACTTCGATGCACAATTTGAAAAATTAAAAGCAAATTTAAAAACAAAATTAGAAGGCAATCCAATGGGCCAGAAGATCATGACTATGGTCGATGGCTATGCCGACTTTGCAAAAGGTAATCCTGCCAAAGCGGCTTTTGTAATTGGAGCAATGACTTCAGTACTTGCATTTGCAAGTGGTGGTATTGTTTCAGGTGCGGCAATTGGTTTCTTTTTAAGATTAGCAAACAACACATTAAAGGGTGATAAACTTTCAACAGCAGTAGGCAAAGGTATTAAGGGTGCGGCAATAGGTGCACTTGCAGGTGCTTTAGGCGATGCATTGGGAGATGCTGAAGCATCTGAAATGATCGATGGAGTAAGCACAGACGATGCCGCAGAAGTTTCTGCATCAGTAGACTCAGAAGAAGTAAAAGCGGCCATGGATGCAGATGTAGATGCAGACGGAGGTGGTGAAACACCTGTACTTCCTGACATTGATGAATACAAAACAGAATACATCAGAAGTATGTTGGACTCAGCAAAATTTGCCAAATACGATTTCACAGAAGAAATGATTGAAAAGATGGCTGACAATGTTGAGATAGACGGAACATATCCAGACAATTTCAGAGCTAATTTTGGAGGCAGTATTATCAAAGGAAACATTTACCTTGATCCAGAAGAAGCGAGAGAGTTTCAGGCATTTATGAAAACGCAACCTGGCAGTGACATGGAGAAATTTTTCAGCAAAGAAACTGACCAATGGTTAAAAGATAATGTTGAAGGTGCACAAGGAAGATTTGATGCGGCAGATGCCGCCAAAGCGGCAAGGGATGCCGAGATTGCGGCTGATCAAGTTTTAGACGCAGATGAAGTTAAAGGAATGTCTGATGCTGATATCCAAGCTAGAATAAAAGAGATCAACAACTCAACCAATCCAGTAACTGGTGGAAAGATTGATCCTGAGGGTAACAGCAAACTAGCAAGAGAATTAAGACAACTCCAAAGAGAACTTGGTGATAGAGAAACAGCTAATTTCTCAGGTGCAACATTAGATCCAACAGGACTAATTCAAGAATACACAGATTATCTAGACGATACAATGGTTGAAGGACCAGTGCTTGACAAGATGAAAGCACTTGCAAAATCAGGTGCAGTAGCAGTTGGCAAAACCATGGACAAAGCTGGAGAAAAGGTTGCAGGTGGTATTAGTAAGGCCGCAGGTGCAGTCAAAGGTGCAGGTAAACAGCTAGGTAATAAAATTACAAAAGAAAAATTAATGAAAACATGGACCAAGATGGGCAAACCAACTGACATGGGTTCAATAGCAAACATATTAAGTGATGCAGGATTATCAGATGAATCAATTGGTACAGTTTCAGCTAACACTAATGTACCTTTGAAACCTACAGCTAAACCAGATGCAGGTGAAGAAGATCCTAAAGCACCAACACCAGGTGGAGCAACAGCAAAACCGGGAGCAACACCAACTGACACTGATGCAGTAGCTAAAGGAGTTGATGCAAACAAAGATGGTAAAGATGATAAGACAGGTAAAGTTATACAGATGCCTGGTACTAAACCAGCAGATGGCGTAGCACCTCCTAAGAGTGGTATAGCAAAAGGTGCCGCAGGTGCAACAGCACCATCAGGTGGTAGTGGTAGCAAAATTAAAGTTACAGGAATGCCAGGACAAGGCACAGGTGGATCTGCAAGTACACCAGCTAAACCAGGTGCAACAGCAAAACCTAAAGCAGGTGCAAAAGCAACAGCAGGAGCAACGCAAGTTGATCTTCCAACACTAGCTAAACAAATAAGTGATGCAGGATTACAAGATGTTGTAAAAGGTCAGCTTTCACAAAAAGGTGGCGGAAGTGATCTTGGTTCTGGAATGCAAATTGACATACCTACACTAGCACAACAAATTAGTGATGCAGGTATGCAACAACAAATCAAACAACAACTTTCACAAAAACAAACAGCCTAAAAGAAAGGCATACTTGTCTTTTTAGCAGTTTCAAGATTTTCTTTAACGAGTTTAGCGAAAACTTCTCTATCTTCAGGACCTACAGCATACATTTCGTCAAGAGTCACACCCCCACGCATATACCAGCAAAGTCTAGCTAGTTCTAGTTTGAAGTTTTTCGTCTCGTTCTCTAGGTCGTCGACTAATTTTAGGATCTCTTCGAGAGACTTACTTAAGATCCTTATCCGAAAAAATTTGATTGATCAAATGTTATAGGAACATCAAAAGTCTTAGGTGCACCTGCTTCTTGTTCTTCAGCAGTGGTTTCAACTTTGAAAGGCTCAACATCATATTTTTTCTTTTGAGCTTCCATGTGTGCAGTTATACCTGCATAAAAGTCTTTATCACCTTTAGTAATGAATTCCATAATGTGATCCTGATCTACAACAACTTGGTCATCTACCTGTATCTGTACAATACCATGTACAACCATATCAATAGTAACCTGTGTTAGTTTGTTGAATGATTCAGAAAACCTATCAAGTTTTTCACCATCACTTAACTCTGAGTTACTTACTGTTTCAGCAATTCTTTGTTCTTCAAAAGTTTTAATAGCTGTTCTAGTAAACTCTCTATAGTTCTGTGGTCTCAATGTAATTTTCATTCCATTGATCTCAACTAGGTTGTCGTATTCAATTCCTTGATACTTGTCTAATAACATTCTCAAGTCTAAATCAAATTTACGCATTGTTGCCGCTGTCGGCACTCTTGTTTCAATTTCCATCTTCTCACCATATGTAGCAATTCTGATAGCAATTAAAATTGCGTCAACATCAATACTTGGCATCAACCAAGGATCTTTGATGTTAGGTACACAGCTTTTAACTACGTCTACAACAGACTGCCCATTTAATAGTGCATCTGGAGTTTTGAAAGCAAGTTCGTCTTTGGCCGTCATAGCATACACAGGAAGTTCGCCATTTTCAGTCATTTCTATGGCTCCCTCTGGATACCAGTGACCTTTACTCGGCAAAGACAGGTATATTTTAGGTTGTCTAAAATATTTCTGTAACGGGTTTGGTCCCGATTGTTTTATATCTGGCATGATTTTCTCCGGCTAAATAATAAAGTATTCATACATTGATATTTATGGTACGGAGTTAACTGGGTATATAATATATGGTTCAAGTCACTTATCAAGGCGGAGGAATGGATGGCGTTACATCAAACGCCGCCTCAGAAGCCACATTACAGCAACTATTAAAGGCTCTTGGCGGGTCTGGAACAGGTGCGGGTGCCGGTGCGAGTGCTGAATACCAAAAAGCCCAAAAACAAGGAACTATTGGACAAAAAGCGGCCAATGCCGCACAAGGCAAGACAACTAAATCAACTACAGCTATGGGCAAGGCCGCACAGACGGCAGGTAAAGGCTTAAAATTAGTAGCATCAGCGGCCAAAGGCGTCATGGGAATGGCTATTGGAGCCATTGGTAATGTAGCCAACACAGCGGCCAATTTAGGTAAAGAACTTGTAGTAGGCGGAAATAGATTAACAGATTTTTCAAAACATTTATCAGGACTAGCATCAACTATACCACTAGTTGGAGGATTACTAGGAGGTGCAATAGAAACACTTGTTGGAATGGTGCAGGGACAAATAGATGTATTCAGACAATTATCTAACACTGGTATTGACTTTGGCGGATCTATGTTTACCACAATGCAAATGGCAACTGAAACAGGTTTATCATTAGAACAATTTGCAGGTGCAATAGCAGAAGGTTCAAACAATCTGTCAATGATGTTTGGTGGAGCAACTGAAGGTGCTAGAAGATTTGCAGGATTACAAAGAGAATTAAAAGGATCAATTGGTGAGCTAAACAGATTAGGTGTTAGCTTAGATGAAGTTGGTACCTTTACAAATGATTATTTAGAAATTCAAAGAATATCAGGACGTTTCAAACAGATGGACGATAGAGCATTGGCTCAAGGTACAAAAGATTATATTATGCAACTTGATCAACTTGCTAAAGTTACAGGTATGTCAAGAAAAGAAGCGGCCGCGGCATTAAGAGAACAAGCTACTGATAAAAGATTACAATCATTATTTGCAACAATGGATGAAGCTACTAGAAAAACAGTTGATAATTCATTGGCAATGATGGGTAATGTTGGTCCAGAATTCAAAGAAGGACTTACAGAACTTATAGCAACTGGTGGTGCTCCGTTAAGTGATTACTCCAAAGGACTAGTAGCAACTATGCCTGAGGTAGGTGAAGCGGCACGTAAATTAAGAGAAGGTTCTATATCAAACGAAGAGTTTGTTGCTGTTGTTAAACGTAACCAAGCACAAATGCAAAATTTTGTCGGCGAAAATGGTAAGATGATTTCAACGGTAGCGGCGACTGGTAACACTCTTTACAATGCGTCCTTAGATCTTGCAAAGGCAGGTGAGATAGCTGGAGAACTTTCAGAGGCACAAAAGCAACAACAAGAAGCACAGAAAAATGCTACAAGAGGACTAGCAGAGTTTGAAAGTAAAATACAAAACATTAGAAACAAAATTGTAAATGCATTAATAGATAGCGGAGTATTTGATCAGTTGTCTATAGTGATGCAAGGTGCGGCTGATTTATTCACAGATTTATTTTCACCAGGTGCTCCAGGAATGAAAGCATTTGAATCTGGAATGATGTGGATTGCTGAAACAATAGAAAAATTTAAAAAAGGCATGGGCACTATGTCATTTGGAGAAATGCTTAAAGAATACATTTGGGAACCACTTAAAAAGGCAATTGGTGGTATGTTGTTTGGTACAGCAGGAACACCAGACAAAAAAGATCAAAGAGGAAGAACAACAGAAAAAGGCACAGAAGGTTCAAGTGGATTATTAAGTCCTATAGTTGACGGATTAAAAAGTGTAGGAAAATACTTACTCATAGGTGGAGTAGCTATGGGTGTGCTATTCTTAGGACTAGGATTAGCAATAGGTAAATTAGCCGCACCATTAACACTTGCGGCACCAGGATTCTTAGCACTTGGTGTAGCAATGGCAGGCGTTGGAGCCGCTGGTGCTGGTATATCAATGTTGATAGACAGTATCTTCAACTCTATTGGTAACCTTGCTGACGGTGTTAAAAAATTCGAAAACATGGACGGCGACAAACTTGCACTTGTTGGCGGAGGACTAAAAGAAATTACAGGACCAATTATGGATCTTGCCGCAGGTGGTATAGTTGCAAACTTTGTAGGTAAAAATGCACTTGGAGATTTAGCAAACGGTATTAGAGCATTTGAAGACTTAGATCCTGCTAACTTACACGCAGTTGGACCTGCATTAACAAGTTTACACAAAGGTATGAGTGCATTCACAGGAGATGGTGTACTTGACAGTATTGGTAAAGCATTAGGTAGTTTATTTGGAGGAAGTTCAGGCGGTATTAAAGACCTAGCAGATGACGTAAAAGAATTTGCAGATGTTGATGCACAAGGTTTAAAACAAATTGGCGAAGGTTTACAAGGTATTGCTAACTTCTTAGAAGCAATGGATGGAGCCAATTTAAAAAGTGTTTCCAAATCTCTTTCACAACTTACAGAACAGTTACAAAAATACCAAGAACAGTACAGTAAAATGGATACAGAAGCCAAAGCAAATCTTGTTAGTAACTTTAGTGCTTTTGGTGAAGGCCAGAAGGGTGCCGCAGATAAACTAGATCAGTTAAATAGTAGTGTACTTCAGATGCTTGTTGAACTAAGAAAACAAACTAGAAGCGGAAGTAACATTGAGGCTAACCTCGTATAAGGATAATAAATGAGTTGGAAAAGATATTTTAACCCTGTAGAAACGGACAAAGGTGGAACTGGTAACTATTCACCATTAGGTGGTCCTGGTTCTAACGGTATGGGTCCGGCTCAGGCTAATTATTCTTCATATCTTCCAGATGTGTATGTAGGAAGTCCAAATCGTATTGAACGTTATGGACAATACAACACTATGGATTTAGATTCAGAAGTAAATGCCGCACTAGATATTCTTGCAGAATTTACAAGTCAAAAAAATAAAAACAATCAATCACCTTTTATCATTGACTACAAACAAGATGCAACAAACACAGAAGTACAAACATTAAAATTATACTTACAGCAATGGTGTAAGATACAGAATTTTGAAACAAAGATGTTTCGTATTTTACGTAACATTTTTAAATATGGTGATGCTTTCTTTATTAGAGATCCTGAAACTAAACGTTGGTTCCATGTTGATCCAGCAAACGTTTCACGTATCATTGTAAATGAATCACAAGGCAAAACACCAGAACAATATATTGTTAAAAATGTAAATTTAAACTTTAAAGATGCAGTAGCAACTACTCCACATCAAACTAACGGAAACGTTACAGGTGGTGGCGATGGATACTTAACAGGTTCAGTTCGTGGTCAAGTAGGTGCACCTAACCAATCAATGAGTGGCGGGCGTTTCCAAAAAGACGTTAGAGAGATTGCCATTGATGCAGAGAACATGATACATTTAAGTTTAAGTGAAGGATTAGATGGTAACTTCCCATTTGGTAATTCATTACTTGAAAGTATTTTTAAAGTTTACAAACAAAAAGAATTACTTGAAGATGCAATTATAATATACAGAGTACAAAGAGCGCCTGAACGTAGAGTGTTTTATGTGGATGTAGGTAATATGCCATCACACTTGGCTATGCAGTTCGTAGAACGTGTTAAAACAGATATACACCAAAGACGTATACCTAGTGCTACAGGTGGCGGACAAAATGTTATTGATAGTGCATACAATCCATTATCAATCAACGAAGACTACTTCTTTCCACAAACTGCTGAAGGGCGTGGCTCTAAGGTTGAAACATTACCAGGTGGTACTAACTTAGGTGAGATTGATGACTTGAAATACTTTACTAACAAACTTGTTAGAGGTTTACGTATTCCAAGTTCTTACTTACCAACAGGACCAGATGATGGTGCAACACAGTTCCAAGATGGTAGAGTAGGTACTGCATACATTCAAGAATTAAGATTCAATACATACTGTGAAAGATTACAAAATTTAGTTGTAGAAGAATTTAACCAAGAATTTAAACGTTATTTGATTGAAAAAGGTATCAACATTGATACTGCTATGTTTGATCTACGTTTCCAACCACCACAAAACTTTGCAAGTTACAGACAAAGTGAAATTGATAATGCAAGGGTACCAACTTATACACAGATGAGTGCTATACCTTACATTTCAAATAGATTCGCACTAAAACGTTTCTTAGGAATGACAGAAGAGGAACTTGCAGAAAACGAAAGACTGTGGCGTGAAGAAAATGATGAGAACATAACTCCACCTCCAACAGATTCCGCAGGTGAGCTACGTAGTGGCGGAGTGAGTGCCGCAGGTATTGGCGCAGACTTGGCAGGAGCAGGAGCAGGAGAAGATGAAGCGGCAGGAGATGAACCTGCACCAGTAGATGGAGGAACTGCACCTCCAGTAGATACAGCAACAGGCGGAGGAGCACCTGGTGGCGGTACAACACCTCCTCCAGCATAAATACTTACATGATACTACGTGAACTATTTTATTTTGACAAAGATACTTTGGAGCCTAAGGAAGACAAAGGTTACGATCCAAGTTATGACGACTCTATTATCTCAAAAGATGATACACGTAAAACAAGATTAACACTACGCCAAATTAACAAAATTCGTAAAGCATCTGAGCTACATAAAGAAGAGCAGGAGAAAGAATTACACTTTGTTCGACAGATGTATGGTTTAGCCGCAAACGCCGAACAAGCCGTTTAAATTTACGAGGAAGTTAAATGTCCACAGCCTTTATAATAGGTAATGGAAAATCAAGAGAACCAATCCCATTAGAAGCATTGAAACAACATGGCAAGATATATGCCTGTAATGCAGTCTATAGAGAATTTGAACCAGACTAT